ATGTAATTCCTGATGTTATTAAAAAGTTATATCCTACCATTTGGGAAATTAAACAAAGCTGGGTTCTTAAAAATGCATTAGCCAGAGGACCTTATGTTGATCAAACACAAAGTATGAATATTTTTATGCCTGTCCCAGATTATCAAAAGCTGTATTCATCTCATATGTGGTCCTGGAAGAATGGATTAAAGACTGGTATTTATTATTTGAGAAGTAAACCAGCACAAGAAGCAACTAAATTTACGGTTGACCCTAATATTCAAAAGATGAATGTGCAATTAGATAATGACTTATCTAAGCCTAATGATAAAAGATTTAAAAAGCCTGAAGGAGATGAAATATGCGAAAGTTGTTCATCATAAGAAAAATAGAAAAAATTGAAAATAATTCATTTAAACAGAAATAGTTTTATTGTTTAATGGCTACGCATCAAAAGAAACATATTAAAAATAAGGGAATTCGCGACTTTATTGAGAAGGAGCCTGGAGAGGAGTTTGCATTTATAGAAACACCGCAAGGTGGTGCACCTCCACGATTTATTTGCAGAGGCATCGGGGAAAAACAAATTAATACTTATTTAAAAAGTGGATTGGCAAAAGGACCAAATAAGGTTCGAATTATTAAAGGAGATTTAGTTCTCTTAGAAAAAGACCCAACTACCACAGAAAAAGACAAGTATATTATTATATGGAAATATACGGAAGAGGAAAAAAAGAAATTAGCTAAATTAGGACAGTTAGCTAACTTATCTCCTGTTAAAGGAGGGGAAGGAGGTGTTATATTTGAAGGGGAAGGAGAAGGTGAAGAGGAAGAGAAGGAGATTGCAATTGACGACCTGTAACCCCATTATTTTATTTATAAGTTTACTATTTGGTTAACTAAAGAAGTGTTCTTTCACGTACTTAATTATTTTATTCTCATCCTCTCTGGATAAGTATAAATTAGAAATATTCTTTTCATTTATCTTAATTTTATCTTTAACTATTTTAAATTTTAAATCAAAAAGTTTATTAGAATAATTTCTAATATATTCAGTAAATGTTACATCGAGGTGTAGCATCTTTTCCATTGTTTTTTGGTTCAATATCTTTGGATTAATATTAGCATTTTTCAAACGATGTTCAACATACCATATACACCAACCTAAACAGAATCCACCAAAGTCACCAGCTTTTAATTGTTCAACACCTTCATTTGAAATTAATTGATAACCAGGTTTAGTTAGAAAATCTTTTGGTCTTAAATAAGTAAGACCAGTATTCCAAGTTAGTTCTTCATCTAAATAATCATCTATTTTTTCATCAATTCCAGAATCACCATAGGGTTCAAATCGTTCAATCGTTGAATTTTTGAAATCATAAAATAATAAATTAGCGTGTCTTATTTTTTGTTCATCTAAAATTAAGCCTAAAAATACTACAGCGTATTCATAATTATTCTTATTAGTTTCAATTAATAAATTAATATCAGGATGAATATTTAAAATATTTGTCATATCATCATAAGTAATTTGCCAAGGCAATTCGTTTCTACCACTAGTATCATTTTTAATTTTGGGAATATATAAATTTTTATACTTTTTATCCAAATAAAGAAAGTAAAGCATTGTATCAACATCTTTTGCTGTAAATTTTGTAACATGTTGGTATTTATCCTGTTCTAAATTAATATCGGTAACTTCTTTATATTTTTTAAATTTTGATAAATATGCTTTCCATTTATCATCTGCACTTTCTAATTTTATATCTAAATTTCTATTATCTAAATACTTGTGATATTTTTCAAATGGTTTACTAATTAAAAGTGACAAGTTTCTACTATAAGAATCATCAGAACTATTTTTTAATATATGTTCATTTATTTTTTCAAATTTATCATTATTAACAATTAATATTAATCCTAAATAATCTATCCCATCTTTATTTATAAATGAAAAATCTAATTTTAATTTACTCCAGATTAAATCTAAAATCTTACTTAAATTTTCGTTATTAGTTAATGCTAATTTTGAAAAAAGATAAAAAAACGGAGTTATAAAAAGAGTATAGGGTTTAATAATATAATCTATTTCAAGATTTCTATGAAGTAGATATTTAGCCAGATTTACATTTTCCGTATCAATTAAAGTAATTAATAAACCCATATTATCTGTATCTTTATAATTAATTTCTTTTTCACTATAATTATCAAATAAACTTATCTTTTGTTTATCCGTTAATTTTTCATTTATTATTATTGCATTTAATACATAAAAATTTCTATATTGTGTATTCTTTAAAAACCAAGTAATGTCTTCATAATCTAGAATTGATATTAAATAAGAATAAAAGCTCATATCAGCTATATTTTTGAATTTAAATAAATAATTCCAATCAATACTAGTAAACTCTTTCATTAGTGGTATAACTTTTTCTGGATTTTGAAGATAACTAACAAATCCATAATTTTGACTATTATGATTTTGAGCATATTCTGGATATTCTCTTAGTAAATATTTTAAAATAGTCATATTATCATATTTAGCAGCTAACATAAAAGCATCTAAATCATCTTCATTTAATTTATAAACAGGGAACTTTTCTAATTTTAATATATCTAACTTGTCTAAAATAACCAAATAATGAAATAGATAATTATTATAAAAGATTGGTTTATTAATCTCATACTCTGATAAATCATTTTTATTTTTTATATTTATTATTTTATCTAAATGTAATTTCATAATTAATTAGTACTAGATAATAAAAATTGCCAAATATATATATTTAATAATAAGTATTTAAGGTATATGTCAACAGAAGAAAACACTTATGGTAGATACAAAAACATGGGCAATACTTGTTATATGGGGTCAATCTTACATATATTACAATATGTTCCTATCTTTGCAAATTATTTTTATACTGGCGATTTTAATAAAACTATAATAAACAAAGCTGGTGCTGATAAAGATAAATTACAAGAATATGTTTGTTATCACATCTTTAGATTATTCAATTATAGTTTAACTAATAATAATATTACTATTACTCCTGAAAGCTTTAGAGAGTGTATTGGAGAAAAGTGTGATATGTGGCTGGAAAACTCTCACCAAGATTCTCAAGAGTTTCTAAATTTTATTATTTCTCAAGTAGAAGAAGAAATTGGTATTAAAATGAAAATGCTACCTGGGAGAATTACATTGGATGAGAATACTAATTCAAATAATAAGCATTTTTTAACGATGATGGCTAACCTAACATTTAATACTTATCAACTAAAAGAATATTCACCATTAAAAGAAATGTTTGGAGGTTTACTTTTAACAAAAACCAAATGTGAATATTGTTCAGATGTTAGAAATATATTTGACCCAATTAATATGCTTCAACTGTCTATCCCCTCTGGTAAAGAGGAGTATACACTAAATGAATGTTTTGATTTCTTTTTGAAACAAGAGAGGTTAGATAAAGATGAAGCAATTAATTGTGAATTTTGTGGATTTAAAAGTAGGGCTTATAAGAATTATTTAATTTGGAAGACACCTAAGGTTTTAATAATTCAATTGAAAAGATTTGAGAAACTAAAAAACAGAAAGCTAACAAACAATATTATATATCCTTTGTATGATTTGGATTTGTCAAGTTATATGGACCCAGACAGTCCTCATAGAAATGAATCAACTTATAACTTGATTGGAATTAATTTTCATGATGATTTTAATATGGGAAGAATAGATTTTGGTCATTATACATCTATGGTAAGAACTCATGAGAATGAATGGTTTTATTACAACGATGAAAAGATACCAATTAAAGTAACAAAGAAAGACCAATTACAAAATAAAAAAGCATATATGCTTATTTATTATAGGAATAACTAAATTTTAATAAACTAATCGATTATAATAATTATATAATTACTTATTTTATGAATCTGATAATTAAAACTAATAAAATCATCCAAGTCATAATTAAAAGGTAATTTCCAAACAATTATTTTACCTTTTTCTTTTAATATTTTTGATAGTTCTCCTAAACTTTTATTATTCATTAATATTCGCAAACTCTTTTTTAATTTATAACTAGGACCTCCCCACGGTGGATCTAGAAATATTAATTCATAGTTTTTATCAAGGTGGTCCAAAAAATTACCATTGATTGTTGTATTATTTACTTGATATAGTTTCAAATTATCTTTTAGTAATAAAAATCTTTCTGGATTTATTTCAACTGAAACAACTTCCGAAAAGGTCTTTCCAAAGGATATTGAATTGCCACCTATGCCAGAAGTAGCATCCATTATTTTAACATCACCATATTTATCTTTTATTAGTGATGATAATTTATCCGCATCTTCCTTATGTGACAATGAATATATTCCCTCTGTATCAGTCTTTAAATCCTTATAATCATTCGTCATTAACATAGTAATAATTTCTTTCTTAAATAGATTATTATTTCAGTTTTTTTAGGGGTTAAAATCCCTATACTATAAAAGACTTTTCTATATTTTAAAAAGCCTTTCCAAATACTTTATAATTTAAAAATTCTCTCTCTCTGTAGAAAAATAGATATCTATTTTAATAGATATTTAAAAAAAGTATTTAAGAATAAAATATTATCTATTATTAATATATAGATGGAACATAATTGTCCTAAATGTAATAAAAATTACTCATCGTATAAATCTCTATGGTTTCACAACTATAAATATCATAAACACCAAAACCCTCCCACAACACCACCACCCACATCAACCCACCACAAGCCACCACTTAAAACACCAGAGGAAAAATTCAAATGTACTAAGTGTAATGTGGTATTTTCTAGAATAGATTCTTTAACCAGACATAAAAATAAGAACAGGTGCAAAGAAGATAAAGAAGAAGCTAAAAAATTAGAAGAAGAAAACAACGAAATCAAAAAAGAAATGATCGAAATAAAGAAAAAGGACGAGCTAAGAGAAAAAGAAATGTTAGAATATAAAAAAGAACTCGAAAAAATGAAAGACCTCCTCCAAAAATCCCTAAAGATTCACCCTAAAACCCTTCAGAAAATCAACAATCAATTAAATAACCAAGGAACCATTAACAATATCACAATTTATCAATTAGGTAAAGAAAATCTCAGTGAACTATTTACCAAACAAGAAAAGTTGGGTATCTTAAATCGTCAAGCAATGAGTATTAATGACATTGTAGAATTAGCACACACTTCTGGAAAATATAAAAGCTGTATGAATGTTTATATTACTAATCTTCAAAATACCATCGGCTATATGTATGACGAAAAACAAAACAACTTTATTGCTGTCAACAAAAATGAACTATTAAACGATTTACTAGATTCTCGTATGTATGATATTGAAAAGTTTTATGAAGAGTTTGAGGAAAAGTTGGAACCTAGTAGAGCTGAAAAGATTAAAATGTTTATTGAAAGAATGAATGACGAAGAAGATTGTTTGAAAGGTTTGAAAAAAGAAGAAATTAAATTGATTCTTTATAATAATAAAGAAGCAATAGGGACTATTTTACCCGGAACTATAACACCCGGAACTATACCAGTTCACAAAAATATAGAAATTGATTCAGAAAGTAGTGGCTCAGATGAATCAGAAGATGATGATTTACCCGATGATTCTGAAGATGAAAAACCGATTAAAAATATAGTAGTCTAATTAAGCTTACTACGTTCTTTTATAATATAAAATACAAGAAATACTAATATTAATCCACACAAGGGAATAGACTGTTGAAAAGTATACAAGATTAAAGCTAAAATAGACGCATATAAGTAAATATAATCAGTATTAAAATAAATAGTACAAAATAAATAAGATACTATAAATGAAAATATTAAGTAAATCTCCATTGTATTAATTGAGAAAAAATGAAATTATTATAATATAAAAAATTATATATTATAATAATGATAAATAGTCAAATAATTTCAGAATTTGAGAAATTAATAGCTTTTTACAAGAATGAAGCTGATAAATTAAATAAATCAGATGATCTTAAAAGTATAACTGCTAATACCTTTAGAATTAGGCAACTTAGAAATGTTGTTTCTATTCTTTCTAAATATTCTGAAAAGATTACTCTTAAAAATTATCAAGAATTGAAAGAACTAGATGGTATTGGAGCTGGTACAATTCAAAGGGTTAAAGAAATATTAGAAACTGGAAAATTAGCTGAATTAGAATCTTTCACAGATACCAATGGAGATAAAGAGAAAAGCATTAATGAATTAGAGGAGATTGTTGGTGTTGGTAGAGTTAAAGCACTTGAATTCTATAATCAAGGAATTACTACAGTAAAAATGTTAAAACAAAAAATTAAAAAAGGAGAAATTGAGATCAATGAGAAAATAGAATTAGGATTAAAATATTACGGTAAATACAAAACAAATATCCCAAGGAAAGAAATTGATAAAGTGTACAAGATATTAACAAAAGTTATTAATACTGTTAACAAAGAAATTAAGTTAACCGAAGATAATAAATATATTTTTGAAGTTTGTGGCTCT